TTCCTAAAGTTAATGATGTTGTACCAGCTGGTTTAACTGTAGTACATCTTGCTGAAGAATTTATTCCTATGAGTTTTGCAACTCTTGAATTTTCTCTTTTTACTATACTTGCTGCCTTTTTCATATCATAACCTAATACAACACCAGAAGCAATACCTGTCATACTAACACCAATAAGTGCATCCTTCTCTGTTGTTTCTTGCCAAATCGGTCTTAAGTAATGAAAATCTGTATATCCAGCTTGTAATGTTCCAATAAATGCTGCTGCTTTTACTCTTGCATTTAAGTCATCTTGCGAATCTATATTTGAAACATTTACCTCACATAGATTACAGAATTGATTCGGTCTTAAAGCTATTTCACAACATGGATTAGTACCCCAGTCTTTATCATTATTCAAATATATACCCGGTTCTCCTGCTCCAGATTTTTCAACTCTTTCCCATAAATCAAGAAAAAATTCTTTGGTAATTTTATGCCTCATTAAACACGCTGAATTATTTGCTCTTCCTCTCTGTGGATTTGTTTCCCACCAGTTGCCACTCTTACAACTTATCATTTGATCGTCGTCTGCATTAAATAAACTAATAAGTGCGGCTCTTCTAATACCACCTGCAAGAACTGCATCTGCAATATGGCACACAATATCGTGAGCTTCTAAAGTAGTTAATTGAGTTCCATTTTCTTTCTCTCTTAACATACCTTCAATTTTTACTAAACATTCTTTTAGAGGTTGAGGCCCAGGTGCTTTACCTCCTGATGTTACTAGCATAGCCCCTTTAGGTCTAATATCTGAATAGTCAAATAATACTTTACTACCACCTCCATTCATATAAGTTTTCATTAAAACCTTAACTGCATCTGCCCATCCTTCTATAGAATCACCAATTAAGAATCTTCTTGAACGCTTTGGATACGGTTGAGAAATAACAGGTAGTTTTGCAACATGATGTTTCTGAACTGAGAATCCTACACCCGTACCACCTAGAAGTAGAAACATACATTCAGCAAAAGAATCAATATGATCTACTGGCATGAATGCACAATTGTATATTCTGTTAGGAGCAACCTCAATAGGTTTACCACCAAACTGCATTGACCTCATTGATGGTAATACTTTTTTATCATATACAAATTCATAAGCACTGTCAATCTGTTCCTTAAGATCAGGGTACGTTTTTATATGCATTGCTTTATTTCGTGTAACTAACTCTTCCCACGTTTCTCTTCTGTTTTCTTCTGGTAGATACTTTGCATACTTCATATAGACTGTAATATCTGATAAAATTTGTGATGATAATTCCATTTGCTTCCCTTTATTTATTATATGTGTGAGATAAAAAAGACGAACCGTTGGGTTCATCTTAATGTGGTAATAATTAGGCTATTACCTCGAGCCCTCACTCAACTCCTTAAACTTATTTTGTAGATACTTACGTTTTGATTCTTCACCGTTATCCATTTGTTTTTGTGCATCTTTACCTTGAATAGAATCGCCTTCAAAAATATGTATTTGACCATTAGATGTATTCATCTTACTTGGAAATGTAATTCCATCAGGTCCAAATCTATTCTTAATAACATGCCATCTACCTGTACCTGCTACTTTGTCTTCTATTTTTCTACTTAAAGAAATTACAAAATCTGCTGTCATAATCTTACTATATGATTCAGCAATCTTTTCTGCTCCAATTACATCATCTTCTAGAGCTGACCTATTTGCTTGAGATGCAGTCCAAACTGGTATTTCATACTCACCAGCTAACCCTCTTAGGTCTTCATATATATTACCTAATTCATGACGAATTTCTTTCCCAGAACCACGCAATAAATCTGCATAATCTACTACTATAACGTCAGGTTTATGACCTTGCATTTGACATCTATCTAAATGTGCTTTGATAGTATTAACTGTTGCTGATTTAGTAGGATAATATTTTACAACTAATTTACCTGTTAATTTTTCTACGCAATCTTTAACTTCATCAACGTGGTATTTTAAGTTTTGTGCTGCTATACCTGTAAATACTGAGTCAAATCTTAAACCAACATATGGAGCACTTAATTCTAAAGTGTAATGTATTACATTCAAACTCTTCTTAACTGCATTAGCTGCAACATTAACTAGCCCCCATGATTTACCAATACCTGCAGGTGCAACAAATACTCCAAGCTCACCAGGTCCTAATCCTCCATCCATTAAATCATCGATTACATTCCACCCCGTTTTTACAGTTTTTCTAGTACTTTCTGCAAATCTATCATCTACATCTATATTATATTCATGACCAATATCTCGTTCTGCACCAGCTTTCATAGCTGTATCTATTTTATCTTTAATTGAGTCATACTCACCTAACTGTAATAAATTTACAGATTCCATAATAGCAGCTTTTAGAGTTTGATTTTTACAAAAGTCTAATGCTTCTTTTTCGATAAACTCAATATCTTCAGCTTCAAAATGTTTAGTCACTTGTTTAAGTGTATCAATAATAGTTGTTTTAAGAACATCATTATCTACATCGTCAAGCTTTACTTTCATGACCTCTAATGTAGGTAATGAACTATACTCGTCGAAATATTCTATTATAACTTTAATTAACCATTGATTAGATTCTGATTCCATAAACTCAGGCTTTAAGATATCACATATCTGTTGCAAAAATGCTCTATCCTTAAATAAAGCTGCAATAAGCTTAATCTGAAATGAATACCCGAATTTACTAAATGTATCTGTCATATATTTAATATAATAAAAATTTTTAAGAAATCAAACTTATTCCTTAATAGATGCTAACGCATCAATTGTTGAGAAAACTTCTCGCAACCAAAAATCTAAATTTTTAATTGCATTTGTGAATCTATCTTCCATTAATAGTAACTTAAACTTTGTCTTGTTTAATCGAGGAAATTCACCATTTACAGTTTCTCGTATCTGTTCTTTTGCTGCGCCTGAGATATCAACATCATGTAGTTGCATTAATTTATAATTAAGCTCTAGTTGATCTTCAGATTCTGCTATTTGTTGTAGCATTTTTATCTTTGAATCTTTACTTGAATCAAGTAAGTCTTGTATAGTGATATGGTCATCACTAAATAGCATTGGAAGTCTTTTTTGCAATGTCTTTAATCCTGTACCTCTAATACCAGGTATACAATCTGACTTGTCTCCAGTCAAAACTCGATATAATAAAAAGTTATGTGCTGGTACACCATAATCTATACCAACATCATTTTTGAAATATAGTTTCTTTTTAGTTGGACTCCATACTGAAATTCTGTCGTCTACTAATTGTATAAAATCTTTATCAGATGACATAATAAAACATTGGGATTTAGGTAGCACTTGTTTAGCTATATAAGCAATTGAATCATCTGCTTCTATATTTTCAATAGCTAGAATTGATACAGGTAATTGACCCATGTATTCAACTAATCTACCTAATTGCATTTTCATGTTTTGCTGATCTGCAGATTTATCAGTATGACCCATGAAGGATCTATTCAAATTAACAGATGTCCTTCTACTTGCTTTATACTCAGGAAATAGCTTCCGTCTTCTTTGACTACCACCCTTTCCATCAAAACACAAAATAACTCTTGTAGGTTTTATATTTTTAATTGCATATCCTATAGATAATAATGTACCTGATATACCACCTACATGAACACCATCGTCATTTGTAACAGGAGATGTTGTCCAAGCTCGTATAAATGTATTTAACCCATCAACCAGCAAAACCCTGTCATTAGGGCTTGCTGGTTTTGAGTCAGTTTCGGTTAGAGAATCTAATATTGAAAAGTATTTATTCTTGCTCATCTACCCCTCCGGAACAGGTTCAGTTGATAATTCGATATCATCGATACCAAGATTATCAGTCTTATATTCCATAATAGTAGCGTCACAAATTTTATTATAAACTTCTTCTCGCAATTCTTGATTATCTTCTAGTAATGCATTCCAATCTTTCGATAAGAATTTGTGAGCTTTCCCACTTGCATCTGTGTAAGTGTACCATGAACCACCTTGACTAATCAATTTGTGGTTTTTAAGAGCAGTTAACCATCCACCAAAATCATCAACTCCACTATCAAAGTAGATTTCGAATTCTGCCACTCGTAAAGGTGGTCCCATTCTATTTTTGATAATTTTAGCTTTTGTTTTAATACCGATAACTTGATCTTTCCCGTCAACCTTTGCTTTAATCTGCCCTGCTGCTTGTAAACGTAATCTACATGAAGCGTGGAATCCTAAAGCTTTACCTCCAGAAGTTGTATACGGATCTCCAAACATAGCTCCTAATTTTACTCTCAATTGGTTTGTAAATACTAACGTAACCTTTTGTCTACCAATCATTTGAGTAATTTTTCTCATGGCTTTTGACAGTACAATTGCTTTACTAGTCGCCCAACCGTCTTTATCGTAGTCAGCTGCTTGTTCTACCTTTGTGGTAGCAGCTGCAACTGAATCTACTACAATAGTTACTAACCTATCCTTATCACTTTCTCTAACTTTTGATATAATATTTTCAATTACTGCAAAAATATCTTCTACAGTATCTAATTGAATATATAACAAATTCGAAACATCAACACCAATAGCTGTAAGAAAATCTTCATTACATGCATTTTCAGTATCGATAAATACTGCTAATCCATCTTTCTTTTGAGTATTAGCTAGAATATGACCTGCTAATAATGATTTTCCTGAAGCTTCTAAACCAGTTAATTCGGTAATTCTACCAACTGGTATTCCTCCATGTTTTCTGTTAGAAATTGCTAGATCAAGCATTGCTGACCCGGTTGAGATCCAGTCTGTCAAATCAGCTGGTGTCTCTTCCGAACCATCAAGGAAGTAAGCAACTTTGTATCCTTTGAATTGTTTATTTAGACTACTTGCTAAAACATCAGCTAAGTCGTCTCTAGTCGTCTTTTTAGACATATATATAACCTCTATTAGTTATTGAATAATTCATCAAATGCAGTATTTACATCATCTACTTTTTTAGTATTTGTTGATGTAGGTGTTGCAGTTGCATTTTCTGTTGTAACTTCAGTTTCACCTTCTTCTGGATTTAACCAAATAGCTAACTGTTCCTTTAACTCATCATATGAAACTTTCTTAAAGATATCGTTTGCATCTTTTTGACCATTCATAATTCTTTCAGCAACATCTTTGTTGTCAGTAGCTGGAGTTTGATTAGGTTTAATTCTAATCGTAGTCTGTGGATATTGTTTACCTAATTCTGCTGCAGTCATAAATTCTACAGTTACATCTCTACCTGAGTTTAAGTCAGTAATATCACCATAATCTGGATCAGCTATAAAGCTTAATAATTCTTGATAAACTGTTTTACCAAAGCCCCAAAGCTTAACACCTTCTGATTCTTGTCCTCTAACGATAACTGGAACATATGTTCTCATTTTAGGTTCAAGCTTTCTTGACATTTGCCAATCATCTCTATTGCCTGTAGCTTTAAGTTTTTCTGCGAACTCAACTACTGGATCTGCGTCACCATGTGTTACTGGTGATAAGAAAGTCTTACCATTTAATCCATAGTGAAAGAATAACTCAATAAATGGGTTATCTTTGTTGAATTGATAAGGTACGATTCTGATTGTTTGTTTACCTGGTTCTGGTTTCCAAAGGTTGTTTTGTTTACCTGTTTGGTTTTGTAGGCCGGATAGCCTTTTTCGGATTGCATCTAAATCTAATGCCATAATTTTTCCTCTTTTAATTGTTAATTGTTATTGATTAAGTTAGTTGTTAATTATTATTTGTTACTATAATAAGTAGCTACTAACAGCTTATTTATATTAAATATACGAAATAATTTTTAAGAAATCAACTGTTTATCTAAAAATTTTACCGTATTAACGTTCATATTCTTATGTTTTGCACAATAGTCGTAAAGTTGCTCAGTTGTTCCATCAAATGTTTCCATCCACTTATTAATAACATCTTTATGGATATCAAACTTTTTAGATAGATGCTCTACTAATCTAATCAACCTATCTCT